CAACGCCCAATCGCTGTACCAGATCGCCCAGCTCAAGCCGCACAGCACCAGCAAGAAGCTCAAGAGCGTGGGCCCCAGCCTTCGCAAGCGTCTGGACAAGGCCTTCCCCGACTGGCTCACCGGCGTGGTGGAAACCGGCGAGCCCGTGACCGCATGGCCAGGCGGGGCATCAGAGCCGGCCTGGCCCATGCAGCGCTTCCCGGCGTCATACTGGATGAGCCTGAGTCCTGCCGAGCGCGCCATCATGGAGGAAGCGATGCTTGAGTGCTACGACCGGCTGATGTCCCGCCGTGAGCAGCTGCGCATAGACAGCAGCGCGCACAGTAAAGCGCTCAAGCCGGCGGCATGAGGCCTGCCTGCAAGGTTCTTGAGTTCAGGCGCTTCTGATGGGCGCCTGCGCTTGCCTCACGCCTTGACCTGAGCCGCCCCGCAGTGCGGGCAGCGCTTGGCTGCCTTGCGCACCACCTCGTCGCATTCCTCGCACCTGCCATGGGTGGCCTCCGTGGGCTGTTCTGGCTGCAGGCGGTTCACGGCCTCCAGCAGCGCCGCGCCTATCAGGCTCACCAGGCCGATCAATCCCAGCACCATCGCCGCAATTTCATGCAGCGCACTCTTGGCCGACAGGAACGCCAGGCCCGACCAGGCGATGGCCAGCATGGAGACGATGAAGAACAGGATCCGCATGGCGGGCCTTTCGAGAAGTTGGAGGGTGAAGATGCTACCGGCAGCCTTGTTGCGATGGAGCAAATGGCAACACGTGAACACTGCAGATTCAACGATTCTAGTTTTTTGCTTGACTGATTCAATAGTCTTTGGCTAGACTGCATCCACGCCCCAAGACAACGGCACAGCCGGGGGCCGAGGATGCGATGGACCTGCACACCAGCCTGGCGGCCCTGGCCGCAGCCCTGGCCGCTGACGCGGCCGAGCACGCCCGCCACACCGCGCGCCACCAGCGCACCACCGGCTTCGCCCGCGCCCTGGCCTCCGTTGGGGAGGCGCTGCTGTGAGCGCCCCCACCGTCCGCAAGTTCCCCCGCACGCTGGCCGAAGCCTTCCCGGCTGACGCCCGCCACGCCTACGCTATCGAGCGCGGCAGCCGCCGCATGGACAGCGTGGGCTCCGTTCTCCTGGCCTGCGTCATCGGCATCGCCCTGGCGCTGGCCCTGGCGCACTGGTGGAGCGCGTGATGGAGCGCCACTACCAAGACGGCACCGAGCCGACCATCCTGCCCCACTTCGGCGGCTGCACCGGCCCCTGCCAGCAAGGCCGCGTGGCCTGCCCGTGCCCTCAATCGTGTGAGCAGGCGCTGGATCGAAGCATCCTGCGCCTGGCTGGTCAGGCGTTCCTGGCCATCGTGCTGGCGGGGGCGGTCATTGCTGTGGGGGTGGCGCTGATATGAGCTGCGTACTCAACGGCCACGTCGCCGGCACGTATCACGGTCTGCTTGGTTTTCCTGACGATCCAGCCAACCCGCAGCAGGTGGTGGTCACTGTGCAGGTTCGCCAGGATCGCCCCGGCGCTCCGCTTGTGAAGGCTGTGCTCTGGTGCGGCGCGGGCGAGGCCGGCGAGCGCCGGGCTGCTGAAGTGCGCCGCGGCTTGGTACGCGGCACGCTTGTCTCACTGGTGGGAAAGGCCATCACCTACTGCGCCCGCAGCAACAACCTCACCGTGCGAGGCCTGGCCTTTGTGAGCACCTGTCCGGACAGTGGCGTTTGTCTGCACCTTGAGAACCGGCGCCCCGAAACCCCCGAACCCACCACCACACCATGACCCCAGCCCACCACATCCACCCCTTGGCAGACCCCATCGTCATCGGCATCGCCGGCCACGCCGGGGCGGGAAAAGACACCGCGGCGCTCTACCTGGTCGAGAAGTACGGCTTCGTCCAGGCCAGCTTCGCAGACCCCATCCGCAGCATGGCCCTGCTGATGCTGGAAGAGGCCGGCATTGACCACCGCTGGCTCACCGAGCGAGCCTCCAAAGAGGCGCGCATTCCCGGCCTGGGCATCAGCGCCCGCGCTTTGATGCAGACGCTGGGCACCGAGTGTGGCCGCAGCCTGCACCGGAACATTTGGGTGCGGCACATGGCCCTGCGCCTGGGGCTGCCGGGGCCTGACCTGTCTTTGCGCGGCACGCCTGCTGCGCTGGCCACGCCCGTGCATGACCGAATTGTGGTCAGCGACTGCCGCTTCCCGAACGAGGCCGACTGGATCCACCTGATCGGCGGCAAGGTCATCCGCCTGCACCGCCGCCAGGCCGGCGCCGTTCGCCCCCACGTCAGCGAGGCCCAGGTCATGGACCTGCACGCCGACGTTGACCTGCACAACCACGGCGAGCACTTCGCCGGCCTGCACGGCCTGCTGGACGGCGCCATGGCCACGTGGTGCATCGGCGAGCGTGAGCCGATGAGCCTGCGCGCGCCAGACCCGGCTGCCTACATATGACCCGCAAGCGCAGCAAATACCGCCCCCGCGGCATCAACCCCACGGCCCACCTGGTGGCCATCCAGGGCGTGGCCTGGCTCAGCCGGGATGACCAGACCCTGTGGGCCCTGACCATTGACGACGCCGTGCGCGCCGTGGCCCGGGGCCAGGCCAGCCAGGCGCACTGGCGCGAGATTTTCGATGCGGTCAACCTGGTCGAGCAGCTCGTCATCATGCGCAAGGCGCAAGACCCGGGGCGCATCGTGCAGGCCGCGCAAGACGCCTGCGAAGCCATCCTGGACCGGCAACGCGCCACCGGCGTGCGTGCTGCGCGCGCCAGTGAACTGGCCGCCCTGCACGCCCTGCGCGCCGGCTGGGTGGAGCTGATGAGCGGCATCACCCAGGCCGAGCGCTTCGCGGCCGGTGAAGCCGTGCAGCACCGCGTGCGCCGCGCCCTGGCCGGGGCTGAGCCCACCGCGCGCGTGGTGCAACCCCTGCAGCAGGAACCCGCGTGATGGCCCACAAGCACGGAACGTATCTGGGCGGCATCCGCGATCTGGACGACCTGCGCCTGCGCTGCGTGGTGGACGACGACACCGGCTGCTGGCACTGGCGCCTGAGCAAGTGTGACGGCGTGCCCAAGGTGCACGTCACGCACCCCGCCCTGCCCAGGCCCGGCCACATCATGCGCGGGCGCCGCGCCGCCCTGCTGCTGGCGCGCGGGCGTGATCTGCCGGCCGGGCACGTGGCCTATGCGCGCCTGTGCTGCACATCGGCCGACTGCGTGAACCCCGCCCACTGCCAATCGGGCGACCGTCACGCCCACGGCAGCTACCTGACCAAGAGCGGCAAGGTCAAGGGCCTGCTGAGCAAGCGCAAGGCCAGCCGGGCGATGTGGGACAAGCGCGGCCGCAAGGTTACGCCCGAGGTGCGCGCGCGCATCCTGGCCAGCGACGCCACCACCTACGCGCTGGCCAAGGAACTCAACCTGAGCCAGTTCGCCGTGTGGAGCGTGCGCAAGACGGGCGCGGTGCACACCCCGCACCTGGCGCAGGCCAGCGTCTTCACGTGGCGGCCCGATGCCGATCGGAGGGCCGCATGAGCACCCTCAAGCCCAGCCCCCACCGAGCCGCCGCCACCACCCTGGCCCAGCGCCTGCGCATCGTGGCGCACCGCGGCCACCAAGTCACGGCCAAGGATCTGGCCACCCTGGTGCGCGCTGCGGCGCTGCTGGAGGAACAGGGCGCGGCGATTGACCGGCACCTCAGCGTGTACGGGCAGACGCTGGGGGAGCTGGTGGAGACGAGGCATCAGTTGGTGAGCATCAGGGAGTTGTTGACTGAGGCGTTGGAGGGGGATGCCATCTGATGCTCACCCCCCAATTCACCCTCCCCCTGCACCACGAGCTGGTGGTCGACAACTTCGCCGGCGGCGGCGGGGCCTCATCGGGCATCGAGCGGGCCATTGGCCGGCCGGTGGACATCGCCATCAACCACGACCCCGAGGCCGTGGCCATGCACCAGGCCAACCACCCGCAAACGCGCCACCTGTGCGAAAGCGTGTGGGATGTGAACCCCCGCGAAGTCTGCGACGGCCGGCCCGTGGGGCTGGCGTGGTTCAGCCCGGATTGCAAGCACTTCAGCAAGGCCAAGGGCGGCAAGCCCGTGGAGAAGAAGATCCGCGGGCTGGCCTGGGTGGCGGTGCGCTATGCGGCCACCGTGCAGCCGCGCCTCATCTGCCTGGAAAACGTGGAAGAGTTCACCACCTGGGGCCCGCTCACGCAGGACGGCCGACCCTGCCCGCGCCACAAGGGCCGCGAGTTCCGCGCCTTCGTCAACGCCCTGCAGCGCCTGGGCTACGCCGTGCAGTGGCGCGAGCTGCGCGCCTGCGACTACGGCGCCCCCACCAGCCGCAAGCGCCTGTTCCTGGTGGCCCGGCGCGATGGCCAGCCCATCGTGTGGCCCACCCCCACGCACGGCCCCGGCCGGCCCCAGCCCTGGCGCACCGCTGCGCAGTGCATCGACTGGAGCCTGCCCTGCCCCAGCATCTTCAACCGCCCCCGCCCGCTGGCCGACGCCACCCTGCGCCGCGTGGCCGAAGGCCTGCGCCGCTTCGTCATCGAGGCCGCTGAGCCCTTCATCGTCCGCATCGGCCACACCGGCCACGGCGACGCCGGCAAGGTGCGCAGCGTGCATGAGCCGCTGAGCACCATCACCAGCAAGGCCGAGCATTGCCTCGTGTCAGCCTTCCTGGCCAAGCACTACACCGGCGTGGTGGGCAGTGATCTGCGCATGCCGATCGGCACCGTCACCAGCGTGGACCATCACAGCCTGGTGGCCGCGTTTCTGGTGAAGTTCTACGGCAGCGGCGGCCAGTGGGCCGGCCTGGACGAACCCATGCACACCCTGCCCACCAAAGACCGCATGGGCCTGGTGACCGTGGCCGGCGAGCAGTACCGCATCGTGGATATCGGGCTGCGCATGCTGCAGCCCCGCGAGCTGGCGCGCGCCCAGGGCTTCGCCGAGAGCTACCTGCTCGACGCCCCACACCTGGGCCGCCCCCTGCCCAAGCACGCCCAGGTGCGAATGATCGGCAACAGCGTCTGCCCACCCATGGCCGAGGCGCTGGTGCGCGCGAACTTTGTGGAGTTGATGGAGAGGAGAGAGGCGGCATGACCACACAACCTACTGCCCTGCGGATGGCTGATTCGCTGGATAAGTTCAGCAACCCGTGGGACAAAGAGGTCGCATCAGAACTGCGACGCCTTTATGCCGAGGTCGAGCGGCTTCGGGTGGATGCAGAACGGTATCGGTTTATCCGCGACGCCGACAGATCAGACTGCATCACGCCTGAGTTGAGCCTGTATGCAATGGAGTCTCTAGACGAATACGTTGATGCGGCGATGGAGGATGAAGCCCGCGCCGCCATTGCACGGGCGAAGGGGCCCGCATGAGCACCCAGCTCACCCTAACCCTAGTCCCCCGCCGCGAGCCCTCACGCCAGCGGCCGGTGCTGGAGCGCCTGCACCAGGTGCTGCGCCGCCGCGGCATCAACCCCGAATGGCGCTGGACGAGCCACACCAAGGGCTGGATCTTGCCCACGCCCTGCTTGGACGTAGGCGACCGCCTGCGCATCGGCCCCCGCCCCGAGCGGCCCGGCATCCCCGCCACCGGCGCCTGGGAAACCCTGTGCGCCTGGCACATCAACGCCGCCCAGCACTGCCCCGAAGAGAACTACGGCTACAGCCACCGCCAGTTCATCAAGCGCCAGGGCGTGACGCGGTTTGAACTACCTGACGACAAGGAGCCTTGAAGTGAGAGAGAACCCACTGGATGACGGCAGCGGCCTGGAGCTTTTCGGCCGCCTGCTGGTAGTGCTGGCCATCGTCGGCCTGGTCGCCATGCTGGCGCTCGCAACTTGGGGGCTGTGGGCATGGATCAAGTGACCGTACCCCGCGCCGTCGCCCAGCAGGCGCTGGAGGCGTTGGGCAAGTGGAGCAGTGGCCACGATATGGACGCCGTGGAACTGAACGCTCTGATCGCCACGCTTGAGGCCGCGCTGGAGCAGTTTGCCCACCCGCCCCGCCGCGATCCCCTGACCGTCACCGAACTCCAGCAGGCGCTGGTAGACGCGGACCTCGTTGACCCGGACGCCATCGACGATCCCGAGGGCTTTGACAACGGATTCACCCTGCAGCAAATCGACGCGCTGCACAGCCGTCTTATGCAGACAACCCCACCCACCACCCCCCAGCCCGAGCCGAAGTGATGACTCAAGACCTCGCCTACATCGAGCACCAGATCGCCGAGCTGCAGCGCCAGGCCGAGGCGCTGCGCACCACCACGGACGACCCGCAGCTGCCCGCCGCCTGGCGCAAGCTGGTCAAGGGCCAGGGCTGGTATCGGTACCTGGAACTCAAGCCCGCCCAGCACGAACTCTTCCAGCGCGACGGCTGGGAGCCCCTGCACCTGCGCCAGCAGCGCATGGCCGACGTCAAAGCCCGCGCCCTGGCCCGCGCCCACAGCGGCCTGGCGCTGGTGCGGGCCACTGAGCAGCACCACGGGATTCACTGACATGCTTCTTACCGCAAGCGACGTGGGCCGCCAGTTGGGCATCAGCCGCCGGGCCGTGTACGACCTGGCGTATTCTGGGCGGCTCATCTGCTACCGCGTGGGCGCGAACGACGGCGCCATGCGCTTCGCCCCTGCTGACGTGGAAAGCTACCTCGCATCATGTCGATCTACTGGTCAAAAGCTGACAAGCGCTGGCGCTTTGAGTTCGACCGCTACATTGCGGGCCGCCGACACCGACTTACTCGACTGCTTCCGCAAGGCTGGAGTCAAGCCCAGGCTGACACGTTCGACCGAGCCGAAACCGCGCGCCTGTACGGCCTTGCATCTGGCATCGCCCGCGACGAACCCCTGATCGACCAGGCCGTCAAGCACTACCTCACCGACAAGACCGCGCTCAAGAGCTACAAGAGCGCCGCCGAGCACCTGGGCGCGATCGCCTGGGCCTGGCAGGGCCGCCCGATGAGCGATCTGCCGGCAGTGGCCCAAGAGGTCATCAAGGCCGCAGACGCCGGCCCTGCCACCATCAAGAACCGCCTGGCCTTGCTCAAGGCCGCATGCCGCTGGGCCTGGAAGCGCCACGGCCTCACCGACACCGACCCCACCGCCCGCATGCTGATGCCGGCCGTGCGCAACGCCCGGAAGGTGTACCTCACGCGCGAGGGCATGCTCAAGGCCTGCCGCGCCTGCGGCAGTTGGCAGGCGCAGATTGCCATCCGCGTGTGCTTCTACACCGGCATGCGCCTGGGCGAGCTGTGGCACGTGACGGCGCAGGACAACCTGCTGGTGCTGACCGACAGCAAGAACGGCCAGCCGCGCATCATCCCCGCGCACCCGCGCATCCGCCACCTGCTCAAGCACCTACCCCTGACGGGCCACAAACGCGGCGTCCAGGCCGCCTGGAGCCGCGCCGCGGCCAAGGTAGGGCTGGGGGACGTGCGCTTTCATGATCTGCGCCACAGCGCGGCCAGCGAAATGGCCAACGCGGGCGTGCCGCTATTCACCGTGGGCCAGGTGCTGGGCCACAAAAGCCCGGTCAGCACCCAGCGCTACGCGCACCTGTATGCCGACACCCTGGCGGCCGCTGTGGGCCAAATTGGCCGCAAGCGGGCCTGAACCGGGAGGATTTCCCCACAGTGCTTGCTGCTGAGGCCCCCTAACGCCACTTGAGAAAAGCGCGCTAAGTTGTTGATTTTGGCGGAAAGGGAGGGATTCGAACCCTCGGTACTGGAGAACCAGTACGCCGGATTTCGAATCCTATGCGCCACCCGCGCTACGAGGTAAGCGCCCTGGGGAAATAGGCGCAAAACAGGCGTTTGAAGGGGGTAGTTGGGCAGAAATCCCCACAGTCGGGGCTCATTGAGTGAGCCACCAGCCGCAGCCCTACCCCTTCGCCAGAATCGCCGTCTTCGCCGCCGACCCTGCCGAGCTGCCGAAGTAGTAGGCCACCACGCTGGCCCAGGCGCCGCCCAGGGCGCCTAGCATGACCAGGAGGGCGTCGCCGCCTTCTGCGGGTTTGCCTTGGGCCAGAAGCCAGCCCAGCACGCCAAAGAAGCCGGCGGTGATGCCGAAGGCGAGCAGGCGCGGGGTCCAGACGTCGCCGCTTTTGGCTTCGCGGTCGCGGGCGTTGGCGCGGTCGGCCTGGTGGAGTTTGTCCACGTCCACGTCCAGCTCGCGCATGCGGGTGGCGAAGGCCTGGTCTGCGGTGCGGATCTTCTCCAGCACGTCCACGCCGCCGGCCTGCACGGCCTGGGCCACTTCGTCTTGGGTGGCGTCAGGGCGACCCAGCAGTTCGCGGCTCAGCACGCCCACCGCCGCACCGGCCAGCGGCCCGCCCAGCGCGGTGGCCAGGCCGGGGGCGACGGCGCCGATGACCTTTTTCCAGTCGAAATCGAAGTCAGCCATGGGTCAGGCCTCCATCAGGTCTGCAATGCGGCGGGCCCAGCCTCGGCTGAAGGCGGGCCAGTTGGTCAGGCTGGTCATGAAGCGCAGGCGCTGGGCGAGGATGGCGGTCTTGAGCTGCTGCGCGTCTTTGGCGTAGGCGGCGGCCAGGGTCCGGGGGCCGATGACGCCATCGGCCGTGACGCCCAGCGCCCGCTGCAGCCACAGGGCCGATTGCGCGGGGCCGCTGTTGACAGCGCCGTCGAACACGATGTAGCGCACGCCGGGCGGCAGATCATCAGC